CCATTCATTTTCTTTGACACTGATGGTGATAGAGGGCTTATGCTCACACCAATTGTCTGCATATATTTTCCACAGATTTAGATGCTCTATCGCAGTAATGTCTTTGCGAGTTATTGCCCCTTCGGGAGCAGCGATAGGAAAAGAAAAGACTACGGTGCTACCTGGCTTTTCTACTGCATCCTCATGGGGAAATCCTTGGTCAATTAAAAACTGGGTCAGTGGGTCTTTCTTATCAGCACGAATGGTCCGAATGTAATATTGATTGTGGCGAGGGTGTATGCCACTCGAAGCATCTACAAGTTGGCTGACGGTACCTGAAGGCTTAACACAAGTGATAGCAGCGGACGGCTCAATGTCCAGTTTCTTTGCCCATTCCTCATTGACCGCAACGGCATGTAGTCGTAGCTCAGTTAATATAGCTGCAAGATCATCGTCCGTTTTATTGGACATTAGCTCGTTGTCCATAATGCCGGTTAGGCTAACCCCCAGTAGACGTTCTTCTTCTGTGTTTCTACGCCAATGCCGACTCAATCCCTTGAAGTCTGTGAAGCAAGACTGAATCGTACCTAAGATAGTGGCAAACTCAATCTTCTTTTTCAAAGTATCAATGGTGTCAGACGCACGAACTACTACCTCACTGAGATTACAAAACTGCTTTGGGCGTAGAATGATTTCACTACACGGGTTAGTTCCATAATCAATGTGTGGATCTCTGCGATCATAGCGAGCCGCTTGAGCTTGTGCAGACTTACGATTAAAGATACCCCGTTCTCCAGACTTACTATCGTAGAGAGCTAGAAACTCCCGCATAAATGTTCCAATGTCAGGCTTCTCAGTGAAGCAGACACTATTGTTAGCAAGCGCTCGTTGAGGCTCTGTCTCCCACCAGGAACCAGACTTTGCATGACGCATACGATCATCCGATAGATTAGACAAACTAATGAGTGCGCTTCTACGCACACCACCTACCACCACTACATCAGCTACTTTGCAGATAATATCGTGGCACTCTATCGAGCATAGCTTACGACCGGCAGCCTTTCTAAATGCATTGACAGTAAATACAAATAGCTCATGTAGTGGGTCAGGTCCAGAAGCCCTGCCACCAAATGTATTTAACTTGGCTCCTGCTGGACGTACCCGTGACATATCCCATTGAGGGACCATTCCAGCGTACAATAGGTTAATCAGTTCCTTGTAGCTCTTGTACCAGCCTTCTTTACTATCTTGAACAATGATTGTGGTTTCACTCTCTTCAAAAATATCAGGTATCTTAGGGAGTTCATTTGTGTACTGGCGTTCCACGCTAAAGCCTACACCTGTACCGTGCATCAGAATATAAAGGCATTCATCGAAAGCTCTGGGATTGTCAATCGGAAGATAGGCACAATTGTAAGCAGCTATGTGATTGCGTTCCAGTGCGGGGCCAGCCGTCATCATTGCTCGCATACTAGGCATAACATTTAATGTGCGAATAGCCGTATACAACTCAGGATAGACTTCCGGGCTAATGGACACACCATGCTTCTCTGTAATAAACTTCTGATAGAAGCTCAACAGGCGATCAGCCGTTTCATCCCAAGTTTCACGTCGTCCTTCTTCATCCAGCCATCTAGCGTATCGAGATACCGCTATAATATTCTGATAGTCACTCATTTGTTCACTCATTTAGTTGTCCTCCGGTACATTTTATCTTTAAATTCACAAGCGTCGTTCCCATGAGGTGCTGAACTAATTCTTCAAACATATCAGTCAGTTCCTCTGTGGGATCACCGTCTATAGGCATCATAAACTCTTCGGGGTCTAGCTCCAAAGTTATGGAAATTCTAGCTTTTGTCTTGCCTAATATCATTTACTACTCTTTCTAAATACCACTGGGCTTTTTGAAGATCCTCTAAGCCGTTCTTATATCGTTCTCTCCATGTATACTTTAAGACGTTTCCCTTACAGTATCCACGAAATTCGTCATCTGTCAATGTCGCTCGAATAGCGTCAATACATTCTACTCCATGTTTGTTATAGTGCTTGGGGTGATTGACCATATCTTCCATGGTAGGTAAGAAGTATTGTTCTGGGTCTTTCTCCTGTTGCTTTTGTTGGGCAACTTGAGCAGCGATGGTACCTATATCTGCTGCACGAGTTTTTGTATCTCGTACCTTTTTCTCAAGGTCTGTCCACTTGTTGTTGGGAGCCTTTGCCTCTTTGCCTTCTACATAATGGGGCATTACGCATTTCCTTTCGTGTCACTGGCTAAGGTTAAAATATTGTCTGCGTACCCTGTAAAGGATTCTGGAACAGGAGTAATGAGATGCCTTTGAGCATAAACTTGAATAATCTCACGCAAAAAACTATTTTCTTCCATTGCTGGAATAGATGCTGCTGCACAGTTACACAAGGTAATCATGGCCGTAAATTCCTCCTCCGATAGAGAAGAGCTATCTTCGTCCGCAACAATGCCTACTTGTACTTCACCCGCCCAGTATTGCAGAGGGTGCGGCTCTTCGTCTATGCCGTTCGTGCTTTCTGGTTTTGTGTCTTCAAGAACAGGTCTTATAATCAGAAGAAAATCATTTGCTTTTAAATGCTTTTGAATGCTCATACTCGGTCCTCACTTTCTAAGTTTGCTTCGATCAATGTAGGCGGCATAGAAATTAATGTTTCCCTAAGCCATTTTTGTGGAATAACTCTATCACAATATACTATACCGTGTTTCTTACACCATGTCGCATACGAAGTGGCCGACCCTTTTCTCAGTTTTCTACTGCTATTTTCAAAGACCAATCTAATATCCAAGTCAGGATGTTGGTGCTTAATCTCTAAATGTTTACGCCGGTCTGCTGTAGAAAAGAAACCCTTAACCTCTATGATTAAACCATTGTCTAGTACAAAGTCTGGTGTGTAAGAGCGAATGGCAAAATCAATCCACTTAATCTTGATCGTCTCGTACCGTAGGGCGTGTTTAGCTTTTGTAATTTGTTTAGCTATAACAGTTTCCAGGTTTGAGCGATACCCCTTTTTTCTAGCCCTACGATATGCTTTTGAGTCATATCGCATATTTAAATATCGAGTAAGGTAGCATGTTCAACAGGAATGTGAAAAAACTCCTCACCTTTCGGTACATAGCGGTTGGATACTTCCTTGACCGTGGCAATGGTAGATAAAGTTGTCGCTGGAATTTTCCATACTTGTTTACAATCTGCCCTTAGAACATAGAAGGTAAGGTTGCTATTGCCCAATAACTTCTTCTTTCGATACGGTATTCTAATTTCCAGCCAGTCACGAGGCCAATCGTACTTCCATGAGAATTTTATTTCCACTTCAGCGTTGTGTATTTCACCATCTTTTTCTGTGATAATATCACATCTGTACTTTTCTTGTGTGGAAGTGATCGTGTGACCGTCTTCAATTAACAAAGCACTAATAACTTCCTTCGCCTTGGTATCTGATAGATCGTATAACGTCTGGTCAAATCTTTTCTTTACCATGTACTTACCCACCCTCCTAAAAAGATAGGGGGCGAATAACCACCCCCTGTCTCAGTGAACTATGTGCTACTTGTCGATGTAAAATACAACAGGCTTATCCTTAGCCCGACTTACCCGTGAAGGCTCTTCACTCAACTTCTCACCCCAGCAGGCATACTTAAAATCGCAGAATTTGCATTCTGTATCCAGTATGTAGTTGCCTGTGTGTACGCCACGAAACATTTCTTTGATAGGCTTAAAGCATCGAGCAAAGGCATTGTCTTTTAGCTTGGTTACAGTATTCGCTAGTTTAGTCGTTACCTCCTTTGGGTCACTTGCGTATGCGATATACTTAAACTCGCCACTGGAATGGTTGATTACCCACCAGCCTCCGGGCTCGACACCCTTTGCCTGAGCGTAGGTTTGCAATTGTCCAACATAACCAAAACTATCATTCTTTTCAATGTGCTTTCCATCAAGCCATTTGTTTCGGTAACTCCAGGGAGAAGCAGATTTAATATCATCAACTTTATTGTCGAGTATTAAATCATACTCCCCTGAAATAACTTCACCACCGATCTCTGTCTCGACTTTCTCAGGCTCTTCAAATTTGGCTCCTGCCTCTTTTAATAAACCCTTAAAGACGGCCTCTGTAATATCCCCAATCATCATTCGCAATAGAAAATGCGATGCTGGAGGAGTTGCAGCTTCAGGCTTGTTCTTCTGAAACCACAGTTGACAGAGGGATCGGCCAATATTGCTTGCTCGTAATTTAAAGTCTCTCGTGTTCTTGGTCTGGAACTGTCGTCGTACTGCCGCCTCTACATGTTTGACAATACCTTTGATCGTATCGTCTGACATGCCTGCTTTGCCCTTTCGCACGTCTGAAAGGTAGGCATGAACGAGGAGTTCTGCACGATGCTCCATGCTAAGTTACTCGTCTACCGTAATAAAAGAGTCAACGACTTCGGCAGTAAACGGATCAAGTTCTTCGCCTGGAGACTTTTTGTTGTAGGCTTTCATAATGAAATTGTTGTAGTTCGTAATCCATGTCTGAAAATTGGCTAGTGTCTCACTGTCTTGAGGCTGCGTAATGTCCAGTTCAGTAGTTAAATCTACGACTGGGACTGGCATATACAGCATATTGCCATTTGCCATAGGAGAACCTGCCGTTGACAATGTGATGTTGTGTTGTGGAAACAGTCGCCCTGCTGTGCTGTACTTCTGCAAGGTTTCTCCCATAATCTTAAACGCATTGTTGTTTTCTATTTCCCACACCACCGGAATAGGATCACCTCCAGTGTCAATAGAGTTACCGTTTTCATCTACAGGATCATTTAACGTGACCGTACCAAAAATTGCTCGCACTCTCTTTACAGAGGTAATGAGCTTTCGTGTTTCCTCTGGTAGAGCTTGCCAATCCTTGATGTAGCCAGAGGGCCGACCACAATTAAAGCCACCGTCTTCGTCCATTAAATCAGAAGAGGTAAATGCCTTGTAGTCACCTGTAAAGACTGACTTTAGATACCGACCCTTTTTGCCATTTGCACGAGACTCTGCTTGAGAATATGGAAGCCACCGATTAAAGCGAAAGCGTTGCATGTACGGACGAAGAGTTACTGTCTCTGCGTAGGCAAACTTATTCCCATCATCAAATCGGTAAGTTCCACCTGGAACAACTTCCATGTTTCGTTTCTTACCGTCTTGATCTACTGTACCCATGATCGCTTGGTTCCAAATTTTCATGCGGCAGAGAGTGTCAACCGACTTAGGAGCGGCACCCTGAATACCCATGACTTCGGCCATGAGATTGTAGTTTTTTGTGTCAATTGTAGCGATTTGATTGTCCATATTGGCTCCTTTCATAAAACCATCCCATTATATCTGATTCACATTTTAAGTCAAGGGTATTATGTGACATTCATCCAATTAGTTCCTGACTTGCAATCTAAGACTAGTGGCACATCAAAGTCAACCTCAAATTTCTGTAAGAAAACTTCCCTAAGTTGCTGTTCTGCATTGGTAATTGTATCTTTCACTCGTTCCTCCTCGTCTGGATATGTGTCAATAACAATGCTATCGTGAACACTGTTCACAATCACACTTTGTAAATTATTCCTTCGCATATTTTGCTCAACCAAGAGTAGAGTAAGCTGCACAATGTCCGTGGACAGAGATTGCACAGGATAGTTTTTCACAGCGGTAAAATGCGTTATTCCTCCCTGTGGTCTACGCTTGGCATCAGGAAAAGCAAATTGACGACCAGTTGGTGTAGTAACTTTTCCAGTTGCCATTACTTCATCCGCTAACTCCATATGCCAGGCTGCAATTCCTTCGTACTTGCTGGTGAATTGCTGGTAGTAAGAAGCCTCTGCCTGTGTTCTACCATATCCGGTGGCACCAAACAGTGGAGCAAAGGTATGGGCTTTTGCTTCTTGCCGTGTAGTCTTTTGGCCTGCCTTGGTAATAACCTCGGCAGTATAACTATGCACGTCAAACCCTGTTTCGATTTCAGTCTTGGCAAGAGTATCGTTGCCTAGAAATGCTGCTGCACGAAACTCAAGCTGGGCAAAGTCTGCCTCAACGATTGTTCCATTCGTCCAACGGGACTTAAATACCTTCTTGATGGGGAATGTGTTGCCTCTTGGCATGTTCTGTAAATTAGGAGAGTCAGAAGCAAGTCTACCTGTAGTGGTACGATGTTGAGCTAGGCGAACATGTAGTCTGTTATCAGGCTTTGTGTAAGTCTCAATGCCCTCGACAAAGGAGGATAGATAGGTATCCAACGCAGACAAACGCCGAATGTTGTGCAAGAATTGTCTGGCTTCTTCCATCTCTCGTCTGCGAGCCACAGCCTCTAGCAACTCCAAGTTCACCTTGTTTGTACTGAATCCGTGGTTTGCAATCCAGCTTGCAGAGGGAGCAGAAAACTTTAAGCCTGCAATACGTTTCTGTGGAAGATACACAATACCTTTGTGATTACACGTTCTACAGATGCGTTTCGCTTTTCCGACTGTTCCATCCTTTTTTACATATAGATTGTAGCCCTTTCCCTGGCAGTCCGCACAAGACACGGCGGTAGTTTTATATATCACGGAGGAATGATCATTGACCGCCACATCAAAGGCAGCCTTTTTCATGTACTTAGTAAAGTTGCCTGCCCATGTTGATTTATCATTTGGGCTTCGACTATAGATCAGCGCACTTAACTGCTCTGGTGAGGACAAGTTGATCGGAGTATCGCCCATTAAATCATGGGCCTGATGCTCTAATGACTTTACCAACTCCTGTCTTTCTCTTTCAAACTCTTCTTTGACCTGGCGTAATGCATCCTTGTCAACAGAGAAACCTCGGTAGTAGATAGTGGCAAGTAAAACACATAGTGTATTGGTATGTTCTATGATGTGTTGCAAACTAGCAAAGTCACTGGAATACATTTTCTTACGCAGTGCTTTTGCCAACTCTTGCGTTGCCCTAACGTCTGCTAGACAATACTTTTCTAATTCATCCTTATCGATTTGATCTACCGGAACACCCTTACCTAGATGTTCCTTTAATGTTCCCATCTTTTGGTTGTCTAATTGCCAGCGTTCCGCTACAGCATCAAGTGATAGCGGCGACTTCAATCCTCGCTGAAACAGATACTCAACCAGCATGGTATCGAATACAGGGCCATTGTAGGTAAACCCTGTGTCCCAGAGCCAGATCAACTCATGTTGGGCATTGTGACAAACGAGAACGGTAGTTTGATCCAATTGCTCCTGCAATAGTCGCTTGGCTTCTGAGGTGTCATTGATTTCCATGTCTGCATGATGAAACCAAAACGAAGATTCCGTACCATCATCCTGCTTTGTGCAAGCCAATACTAACTTATTGCCAGCGGTAAATGGATCAAGTAACAGTTTTCCTGTCTCTGTTCTGGCTGTAGTGTTTTCTAAATCCAGTGTAGTAATCATTTTTCTATGCCTTAAATGTGGCTGTAAGGGGATCGAACATCGTTACTACTCTACCATGCTTGCCTGTCAATTTATTCTTAATCACAAGCCAGTGTCTCTCAGGACTTTCCTCCTCTTGTTGACCTTCAACCATAGGCGTCTTGGTCAGGCAGAATAGAACGTCAGCTTCACTAGCCTTACCTGTGCGACTACCTTCAAGCATACTCATGTCTACAAATACTTTACCCTCTGCTTCTGCTGAGAGTTGGCTCATGGCGAAGATCGCACACTGGTATTGCTTCGCTAGTATTCTAAATCGAATATAGGTTGCCTTCAATTGCTCATGCTGGGCAGTGTACTTTCCTTCGGGTAGAAACTTATCGGCCATGTCTGCAATCACAATGTCAGGCTCAT